TGCATGTTCGAAATCCGCTTGAAATCCTCCATATAGGAGGGATCAAGACGGGCATCGGATTCCCGGACTTCCTGCTCACATTGAACAAATTCTGACATCGCTCGCCTCTCGCGACGCGGATTAACAACCCGCGTAGATGACGACTTTGATAGGCCGTCATCCGGGAGGGCGATCTTACTAAACATCAGCGTAAGCTGACGCAAAGCAAAGATTGCTTCGATGTCAGGTTCGTCCAAAAGCGCACCACTACTAGAGTCGAACACACGTCCAAGGAAACCCGACAGAAATGCCGGGAGACCAGTAAGACGCTTCCTCCCAAAGGAGGGAGCATCCGAAGGGACGACGAGACCTTGGTCAAGCCACTTTTGGGTAGCTTTTCCGAAGTCCGCCAGGGTAATCGCTAAAAACGACAACCCCTCGTGTTCTACTCGACGCAGGACAGTGTTTATGTCCTGCGTGGCGCTGGTGCAGCATCTCACTGCCATTTCATGAGCAGTGATGGACCAGAGTGACGTCAGGCTTTTCATGTTCCCTCCTTATCAGAGGTGGACAATCCCTAGCTCTGTCGTCAACCGTGCGTGTTTTATTCCGCTGTCTCTCGCCACTCCCTGAGGACTTCGTCCTCAAGGTGGAGATTGACAATGAGTGACCTATCGGCTTCACTGACCTTGAGCCCGGATTGGTTTATCCAGGCAGGGGCCAGAAGAGCCGAAACATCCCGAGGGATGAAGGCAAAAGCCAACGCTCTCGCTTTTTCAATAGAGAGTGGAGGCAAAGGCTCAACGTCATTACGACGCGAGCCAACCTTCCCCTTCGAGGTGTTTTTGGTACTCACTGTCTTACTCCTTGTGAGTGAGAGAAAACGAATGACACACAGCTCGACTAATGGCTCGAGTCTGCGAAGTGCCCACAGGCCTCTTGAAGGTCAACTACGGCCAACAAGAAAGCCCATAGGGCATCTCGCACCTCATCGGACTGGATAAAACCAATCCTTACCCGTACCGTGAATGTGCCACCAGATTTACTCTGGGAGCCCAGCCACGCACAGGAAACGCCATTAGCGTTTACGCCATCAAAAGATGCCATTACAATGGTACCCAATGATGGCAGCGCCAACCTCATAAAGAAGATCGACGAGGAACACCATTACGAACAAAGACTTTCGGTCTAAGCTCGTGCGGTGGTCTCGATCGGTACTCCTCCTTCCCGGGGAAGAACCCCGTGTGGGACGTGGACTAAATCGGGACCTCCTTTCGGGAGGGTCCGTCATTTGATTCACGAGAGGCGATCAGATAAACCGTTACTCTACGGCACGAGCCCGCTAGGACTCGCCACCGAGGAGCTTAACGATCATCTGGTCGGAAGTTGCTGTGAACAGGGCCTTAAAGCCCGCGTACACAGCCTGTGCCTCGGCACCCGTGTAACCTGCCGGCGGAAGGTCAAAGACGATGTAATTACTCATCGAAACCTTGACATTCTCCGACGGCCGGAACGGGTCCGCAGTCACCTTATTGGCGTCGATCCGAAGGACTCGTCTGGTCCGCTTGCCGTAGTTATGGCTAGCGGTCAGCTGATAGAGTCCGTCACCACTTGTGTACTCGCTTTCGTCATCCCCTACGCTAGTGCGTGGGAGTGCGATTGTCGAGCCACCGATGGTGACTGACAACGGGTCGGTAAACGACATGAGCATCACTCCTAGGGACCCGGTTAGATCCCCAATGGCGTTTTAACGCGAACAACACATCACTCAGTGCGTCCGGGAAATCCCGAGCGCACCAAGTATGGCGAGCTGTGACTTACTAAATTTGTCCCAGCTCACTCCAAAGCCATACGGTGTTGCCTTGCGTCTCACCTTGGATTCTGACACCAAAGTAACACTTGGGGCTACGGTTCCAGTCCAGAAATTGGACTTACCGACGTAGGTGTAGGTTGCTTCTGCAACAGTATGCTGCATAATGTAACCATACAACAACACCTGGTTGAACAGGATCACACTATCGACATTCGCGAGAACATCGCCAGTGTTAGTGACCCAGTCTACCAACCAGCTCCACGGTGTAAGGTTCCAGATTGATTCTGGAGTAAATGATAATCCTGCGATTCCCTTTGCAAGTTCAACTTGCCGTGCCATCTCCGTCAAGGTGTCTCCACCTGACGGAATATAGTACGAGAAACCGCCGGAAAACCATGTACGGCGCGTGATCTTGTCGAC